TTTCAAATAGTGTAAGTCGTACAGAAGTAGTTTTCGGAATGGAACACTTCGCACAAAAGGCGTCTTTTTTTGAAGCTAGATTAATTAAATACCTACTAGCTAACAAAAACTTATTTCCAGAATTCACTAGTCAAGAAAACCGCGACACGGATTTACGCCCACAAATAGAAATGTGCGACTGCGTAGGGACTTGTTACGGACGTTGCGGACAGCGCTACAATGATAACGGATATAATAACGCTATAATGGTATTTTAATGAAGTCTAAGCTATCTATTTTCATTCTTTCGGCGTTCGCTATTCTTTCACCAGTTAAGCCACTTATTTTAGTAGCTGTTTTATCTATTATTTTAGATACGTGTTTTGGCATCTGGCGAAGCGTTAAAAAGTCTGGCTGGTCTTCTATTCGTTCAAGACGTTTAAGCCACACCATAAGTAAGTCTTTGCTTTATTCGGGCGCTATTGTGTTCATTTTCTTAATGGAAAAGTATGTAGTTGCCGACATTCTAGGTCACTTTATTGCTATTGACTTAGTATTAACGAAAGCATTTACGTTCTTTTGTGTAATTACCGAAGTGAAAAGCATTAACGAAAGCTACTTTAGTGTAACTGGCGTTAACGTTTGGGACAAGTTTATAAATTTTGTTAAACGATCTAAAGAAAATTTCGACGAACTAAGATGAAAAAACTAGACATACAAGCTATTAAACAAGTACGTTTAAAAGACAATCAGTATTTTGCTGAAAGTTCACCTAAGACGCAGATTTATTTACACCACACGGCTGGAAATGGCAACGCAGAAGGGGTTTCTAGATATTGGAATGGTAACGACAGCCGAATAGCTACGGCTTTTATCATTGGTGAAAACGGAACTATAGTTCAATGTTTTTCATCTAAGCATTGGGCGTGGCATTTAGGAATAGACCAAGAAGACTTTGCACGTAATGGCGCTAAATATTCCAACTTAAATAAACTTTCAGTAGGTATAGAGGTCTGCAATTGGGGTTATCTTAAAAAGAAAGGCGACAAGTATTATAACTATGCTGGCGGTGTAGTTAATCCGTCTTACGTTACTGAACTAGAAACACCTTACAAAGGTTATAAGTATTGGTATAAATACAGCGACGCACAAATAGAGTCTTTACGCCAGTTAGTTGAATACCTTTGCGAAACTTACGACATCCCAAAAGACTATCGTTCTGAAATTTGGGCTATTGACAAAGAAGCGTTTAAAGGGACTAAAGGAATTTTTACACATAACTCGGTTCGTAAAGACAAGTCGGACATGTACCCAGACCCCCGCGTTATTAAAATGCTCGAAAACCTATAACAGATGAAAGTTTCGATAATTATTCTGTCGCTAATTTCTACTATATTTGCGACAAGTTGCAGCGTGAACTATCATTTACGCAAGGCAATTAAAAAAGGCTATAGCTGCGACGTGGATAGTGACACAATTACCATTTCATCTATAGACTCGATTCCGTACGTTTTAAGAGACTCTATTTTTTGGGAGAAGGTAATAGTCCAAAAAGATACAATCGTTCAATACAAACGTTCCTACGTACCTAAAACGCGGTTTCAAACTAAGATTGAATATAAGTACAAAACAAAAGTCCTAAAATCGGACGTTGAAAAGATAAAATATAAAAATAAATACATAACAAAGACAAAAATTAATTGGTTATTTGTTATAATTGCATTCGTTATAGGATTCCTTACTAGGTTATCTTTTAGCGAAACCTTTAGAAGTAGGTTAAAACTTCTACCTAAACTTTTCAAATGAATAAAAACAAAGGCGGGCGTCCAGTAGTAAGCAAAGGTGTCCCACGTGTGCGGTTAAGTCCGCAAGAATTCGACCTAATTAAACAATATCGGGCTATTAAGGACAAGTCTAACGAAATGGGCTTAAATGAAAACGATGTTAAGCAGGGCTGGATAAAAACAAAAGACGCTAGTTTATTTTTTGCTAACCCAAGTTTTAACGCTGGTAAAGAATTAGACCTAGACTTTCATAAGCTACTAGAAAACGCGCCTAAATTAGAAGTAAAGCCTAAACAAACACGGAATTTTAACGGGTCTTTTGACAAGCTGGTGTTTACAGATGTCCACATAGGAATGGACGTAACCGACAAAGGACGTAATTTATACGCGTCTGAATGGAATGAAGACATACTTTTCGCGTTTGTCTCAAATGATTGACCACACACTAGCAAAACAAAATAGTAACGTCTTACATATCTTAGATTTAGGCGACTATTTAGACGGCTTTAACGGATTGACTACTAGAGGCGGTCACACTTTACCGCAGAACATGAGTAACCAGAAAGCGTTCGACGTTGGTTTCTTATTTAAGACTTTATTAATTACCCAGCTTTCGCCGTTCTACGACAAAATCTACGTTCGAAATATTTGTAACGACAACCATAGCGGCGACTTTTCCTACTTTGTTAACCAGTTCTTTAAAACGTACGTCGAAAGGGATTTAAAAAACGTCTTAGTAACTAATCAGACTTTGTTTATTGATCACGAAATAATCGGTAACTATTGCTTTGTAACGACACATGGAAAAGACACCCACAATTTAAAGCACGGATTCCGTCCTAAAATTGACGCGAACCAGATTAATAAAATACTAGGCTATCTAAACACGAAGCAACTTTTAAATAAAGGGTACGAAATTATTTTCGAAAAAGGTGATAGTCATTTGTACTTGTTCGATTCGTCTAGTAGTGACGTGTTTAAGTATTACAATTACCCAGCATTTAGCCCGTCTTCTAACTGGGTGGCTACTAATTTCCAGCTAGGTAAAAGCGGATTTATACATTTTAACTACGATTTAGAGCAAAAGAGTATAAACGAATTCTTTTTTTAGTGTATATTTGAACTTTCATAATAGGTTTTTAAGAATTAGGGTTAGCAGTTGAAAGCGTTAACCCTTTTTTTATGTCCTAAAATCCCAGTAAAATAAAGGAAATTAAAAATAAATGTAAAAAACTTTAAAAAAAATGTTTAAAAAGTTTGGTAGTTCGGATTTAGTCTTTATATTTGCATATAATTAATTCACAAACACACAAAAAAACAAGTTATGAAAACGAAAAAAGAAATGAACGAAATTATTTTAAAAGAGTTAAACGACTTATGGAATGAGTACGAGCAATTTAATGAAGTATTAGGCGCGGACCACGAAGCTACGCAAAGAGCTGCGACACGTTGGGCGTCAATTAATGAACTAGTAATAAAATTAGGACTATGAAAAATATAAATTTACAAGAATCATTTGGCGACATCTGCGCTGGTGTAATTATTTTAATCGTAATTAGTTTGGCTGTAATTAGACCTTATGGCGCGGAAAACACGAACGAAGTAAAACAAGAAGTAACAGAAAAAGCCGTTAAGCAAAGCAAAGTCTTAGAAAAGTACGGCGAATTAATAACTAAAAACTGGTAACAATGTTTGATATTTTAGAATGTGAACTAGACGTATATACGTTAAATTTATCCTATAGCTACAATGACTTTATTTACGACGTTGTCTGCGAATTTGACTGGTTAGACAAAGAATATAACGGGAAAATGTTAAACTTTAGTTTAAAACCAATTAAAGGCACGTATTTTAGTGGCGAAGTAGGTAACGACGAAGAAGGCGAAATAGAAATAACACCAGCTTATTCTGAATGGCTTTTAGAAATGGTAAGAGAATACAGAAAAAAACACATTTATTTTATGTGTGAAGAAGAAGAAAACGAACGAAGAAAATTAGATTTAAATTTAGAAGATGACAACCCTCAAAACTGGCATTACTATGGTATTTAGACTTCAAAGAATGGTAAGGTTCTGGACGACCAAAACCACACACGAACACGTAAGAGGTTCTTTTAACGAAGAACTTTATAAAAGAATTTGTGAAATTAAATTTAATCAGAACTTATGAAATTTAAACTGGTATACTACAGCGGTTCGAATGTTATTCACAGCTGGACATTTGACAACAAAGCGTTGTGTAATTGGAAAAAGAAAGAATTAAGGTCAAGGGGTCTTTGTTTATTAGGTAATTTTAGAATAGAAAAAGCATGAACGACAAAATAATAGAAGTAATCCGAGTTTTCATTGATCGCGACGGATTAAACACACCAAACAGAAAGCGCCAACAGATTTACAAAAAAGCGTATTTACAACACAAGCTAAAGGAATGCGGACTAACTTACAAAGCTATAGCTGAAATGTTTAACATGACACACGCCAGCGCTATACACAACATTAAAACGCACCATATACTAGTACAATACCATAAAAACGAATACGAGGCCTATATTTACGAATACTTAGAAACTCTAGACGGCTATAAAGTAGAACCAAAAACACGGAATTTAATAGAAGACATTAACAATTGTGCTAATTTATACCAGTTAAATAGAGTTAAGCGCTGGATTCGTGAAAAAAAATACGACTTCGATGCAACTTTAATAGAGTAAATACGTTATATTTGTGAACGGGTAAGCAGACCCTAATTAAAAGAACTTATTAGAACCTCATTTGGCGAGTAGTGCTGCTTCACGAAAACCGAATGGGGTTTTTTCATTTTAAAGCAGTAAAATGGCAACAGAAAAAAATTCATTTCTTTTGTATTGTGATACAATTCACACAATAGAAAAACTTTCAGACGTAGACGCTGGGCAATTACTCAAACATATTTTAAGATATGTAAACGACAAAGACCCAGTTACAGACAATCCACTAGTAGAAATTGCTTTCGAACCAATTAGACAAAGTCTTAAACGTGATTTAGTTAAATACGAAAACATACGAACGCGTAATAGTGAAAACGCAAAGAAGCGATGGAATGCGACCGCATCCGACCGCATGCCAAACAATACCAAAAATGCCGATAGTGATAGTGTAAGTGATAGTGTTATATCTAAAGATATATATAGGCGCTTCGCGCATTTGTCTATAACTAATTTAGAAGTAGAAAAGCTACTGGAAAAATATAGCATTCAAGAAATAGACGGAATACTAGACGACATACAAAATTTTAAAGGTCATAAAAAATATACTTCATTATATTTGACAGCTACTAAATGGCTAGCAAAAAACGTAAAGCCTAAACAAGAAATGATTTATGATCCATTGTACGAAAAAGCTAAAGCGCTAGGATATGTTAAAGACTAAAGGACAAGAATTAAAATACCTAATTGACTACAAAGAAGGTAAGATAAAACAAGGTTTGGGGTTAGATTGCCTACTAGACGACTTTCTAAGGTTTAAACCACGTCAACTTAACATTATTTTAGGTCATGACAACGTAGGTAAGACGTACTGGATTAACTGGTATTTTCTTTCTTTAGCTTTAAAGCACGGAATTAGGTTTGTTATTTGGTCTGGTGAAAACCAATACGGGCAAATTTTACGCGACATGATACAAATATACAGCGGACAGCCTTTTAAAAATCTAAACGTTTCGCAAATTACAAGCTATTCGACTTACCTAGAGCAATTCTTTGACTTTGTAGACAATTCTAAGCTATACAAACCAGAAGAACTTCTAGACATTTTTAAGAAGTCGGACGCTAAAGCGTGTTTAATAGACCCGTATACTGGACTAGATAGGAAAATGGGTTATGAGGGTAACTACGAATTCTTAAATATGGCGCGTCAATTTGTTAATGAAACGGGAATGACTTTGTATATAAACACGCACCCGAACACTGAAAGCGGGCGCGCTGGTAACTTATTTCCAGACAATCACCACTGGAAAGGTCACCTTAAGCCACCCATGAAAGACCACATAGAAGGCGGTAAGGCGTTTTTAAATAGATGTGATGATATGTTTGTAATACATAGACTAGTTAAACACGAAGAAATGAAGTTCGTAACGCTGGTAACAACTGAAAAAATAAAAGACACGGACACGGGCGGTAAAATAACACCGCTAAACGACTATATTTTTTGCGAATATAACAACGGACTAGGTTTTAAAATAGGCGGTATTGATCCACTTAAAAAAGAAAGACCAAAACCAGCTGAACAAACTAAGTTAACAACGTTAGGAGAAAAACTAAAAACAATAAATAAGTAATGGATATAGGACTAAAACTATTACTAGCAAAGGGTAAAATTCTTTCGATGAAATGGCGAATTAAATTGACCCGCGAAGAACTAGAGGAAAAACGACCAACGGCGAAAGCATTTATAGACGGCGCTAACGACGTAGAAACAGACCTAGACGAAGTTTATAACATAATAGACGACCTAGAACTAGAACTGCGAATACAAGGACGCGAAATTAACCGCTGTCTAGAAATAAACGGACAGCTAAAACAAAGAATAGAAGAACTAGAACACGAACTTAAATTTAAAAATGTAGACTTATGACAAAAGAACAAAAACTAGTAGCGCTATGCGCACTATTACCAGTAGTAGGAGACTGGATAGAAGATCTAAACGACCAGCGAATTTTCACTAAGCTAGTCAAACAACGCGCTAACATGCTTTTAACTGAAATAAGACGCATAGATAACGACGTTTTAAGCACGGGCGAACAAGAAATATTTAACCAACAAGTAAACTTGCAGCGTGCCTTTATTCAATTCGTTTCAAAACAAATAAAACTAGACTGATATGTTAAGAGTTGGCTCAGATTTTAGCGGTGTAGGTGCTTTCGATCAATCGTTAATGCGCTTAGGTGTTAAATATAAAACAGTTTTCGCTTGCGATATGGATAAATACGCACGCCAAACGTTTATACATAACTATGGCGAACCCGAATATTACCCAGAAAATGTTTATAATAGGGAAATACCTAAAGATGCAATAGATATTTACATGACTTCTCCACCTTGTCAAGCGTTTAGCTTAGCTGGAAAACGTTTAGGCAAAGATGACAAGCGCGGAATATTATTTTTTAATTCACATGAATTTATTCAAATAAACAAACCTAGGTTTTTTATCTTTGAAAATGTGAAAGGCTTGCTTTCAGACGATGGCGGAAAAACATTTCAAGAATGGATTAATATGCTTGGTGGAAAATCTGTAAACGGATTGCCAGTATTATTTCCTTACGAAGATTCAGTTCCTTACCATTTATATTGGCAAGTTTTAAACGCTAAAAATCATGGCGTTCCACAAAATAGGGAACGTGTTTTTTTAATTGGTATTCGTGACGACAAAGATAACAGCTTTCAATTTCCAAAAGAAGAACACCTAAGCAAACGACTGAAAGACGTACTAGAAAAAAACGTAGACGAAAAGTATTTCTTAAGTGACAAAGTTATTAATGAAGTCATGCTAGATTATTATAAGGTGAAAAGCGCAACTTCTAAAGGTTACGAAGACGCAAAAGAAGGTGATTCAATTAATTACAGCGTTCCAAATAGCGAAACTAGACGCGGACGCGTAGGAAAAGGCGTAGCTCAAACTTTAGATACTGGCTGTAAACAAGGAGTTTTAATTGGAACATGGAGAACACATATTGACGGAAAAGGTTTTAGAGAAGTAGAAGACGGAAATTGTCCAACTATACCAGCAAGGGCTAGAGAAGACGGAAGCGGCCAGCCAGTTGTAATGCAATTAAACCCAAGTTTAGAAAGTGGAGGTCAACAGCCATACCAGCAAAATAGGATTTATGATTCAAATGCGTTATGCCCAGCTTTGAATGCTGGACAACAAACATGGGGGGGTAATATTGTTACTTTACCAAATGATTATAGAATACGTAGATTAACACCGCGCGAATGTTTTAGACTTATGGACTTTCCAGACTCGTTTACATGGAACGTATCGGACTCGCAAGCCTACAAACAAGCGGGTAACTCAATAGTAGTAAATGTCCTTTATAAAATACTTAAAAATTTACCTTTATGAGATGTAAAAACTGCAAAGATAAGTTCGAACCTATACGCTTTAACCACAAATTTTGTTTAAAAGACGAATGTATAAAAGCCTTTGTAGAAGAAGTAAAGACGAACCAATGGAAAACGACTAAAAAACGAATGAAAGAAGACCTAAAAACATTACAAGACTGGTTAAAAGAAGCGCAGACAATATTTAACAAGTATATAAGACTACGCGACATGGGTCTAGTCTGTATTTCATGCGGACATAAAATAAATGGAGTTAAACATGCTTCACATTATTTAAGTTCTGGTGGACATTCTGCTGTTAGATTCCATGAAGACAATGTGTGGGTATCATGCTATAAGTGTAATGTTATGTTATCTGGAAATCAAATTGAATACCGAAAAAGTTTGATTAAAAAAATAGGAGTTGAACGCGTCGAATGGCTAGAAGAAAACGGAAACAAAGTAAAAAAATGGACTATCGAAGAACTAAAAGAATTGATTAAAGAATATAAACAAAAAATAAAATAGTATGGAAATTTGGAAAGATGTAATAGGTTACGAGGGTATTTATCAAGTATCTAATTTAGGACGTATGAAACGTATTGCAAAAAATCATTTATGTAATTTAAAATATCAAGGCGAATATTATTTAAAACCAATGGATAACGGAAAAGGATATTTAAGAATGAAGCTATCTAATAACGGATTTTCTAAACGTGTGATGTTGCATAGAATAATAGCAGAAGCGTTTATACCGAATCCATTAAACAAAAAAGTAATTAATCATATTAATAATAACAAAAAAGATAATAGAATAGAAAACCTAGAGTGGTGTAGTCAAAGCGAAAATTGTTTACATTCAGTAAAATTAGGTACTTGGGGCGCATTGAAAAAAAATAAGTTAAAAAGTTTGTATATTTAAAATAAGTGTTATATTTGCATATAAACAAAAACCAATTTTTATGAAAAATCTATTTAAAGCGATGGCTAATTTCCAGCAAGAAGTCCCAGTAATTCACAAAGCAACGCAAGGCTACGGCTATAGCTACGCAGATTTACCGAAAATCTTTGAGGTTATCAATCCGCTACTAAAAAAACACGGACTAGGATTCACCCAGTTAATTAATGGCACGGATCTAGTTACATGCGTTTTCCATGTAGACAGCGAAGAACAAATAACAAGCACTACGGCAATCCCGCAAAACGTAGCTTTAAAAGGAATGAATGACTTTCAAGTTATGGGGTCTGCTATTACTTACGTTAGACGTTATGCTATTAGTTCAATGTTAGGACTAGTAACCGACAAAGACACGGACGCAAGCGGCGAACAAGTAAAGAAATTACCTACCATAGACGCTAAACGATTCCAGAAAGCTGTCGAAGCTATTCAGTCTGGTAATTACACACGCGAAGAACTAGAATCGAAGTTCACTTTAACAGAAGGTCAAACGGATTTATTGAACGCTTTATGAATGCTTTCAAAATTAGATGTTCGGCAATAGGTAAAATAATGACAAACCCCCGCACAAAGGGGGAATTATTAAGCCAGACCGCTAAAACATACATAGAAGAACAAGTAATAGCGGACAAGTACGGAATTAAGAAACAATTTTACAGCCGTTACACGGACAAAGGTATACTAGTAGAAGACGACGCTATTAATTTAGTGTCGGACGTTTTAGATTTAGGGTTTATATGGAAAAACGAAGAACATTTTAGCAATGACTGGATGACTGGGACACCCGACGTAAACACGGACAGCGTTTTATTAGATGTAAAATCTAGCTGGGACGCTACGACATTCCCTTTTTTCGCTACAGAAATACCTACAAAGGACTATTATTACCAATTGCAAGGCTATTTAGAACTTACGGGCAAAACCGAATCGTTACTTTGTTATTGTTTAGTGAATACACCCGCAGAAATGGTAGAAGACGAAGTAAGACGCGCACACTGGAATGCTAACTTATTAGAAGAAAGTATAGACCTACGCGACGAAGTACAGAAACGCCATAACT